ATTGCTGTATTTTCAGCATTCACTGAAGGTATGCAACTATTCTCATCATTCATCATGCTATTGAATTTCCCACGCAACGGTAAAATGAAAGGCATGGGTCAAATTGTTACATGGTCAATTGTCGATGAGACAATGCACGCCGAGAACATGATGAAATTGTTTAAGACATATATTCAGGAAAGTCCTGAAATATGGAATGATGAATTGAAATCTTCAATCTATTCGATTGCAGAAAAAATGGTCGAACTGGAAGACAAGTTTATTGACTTAGCTTTTGGTGTAACCGAAATGGAGAGATTAACCAAAGAAGAGGTTAAGAAGTACATTCGTTACATTGCCGACCGCCGATTAATCGGACTTGGTATGAAGGGTATTTTTAAAGTCAAACGTAATCCATTACCTTGGGTTGAGGAGATGATTAACGCACCAACTCATACCAACTTCTTTGAGAATCGTGCAACCGATTATGCGAAAGGTGCTCAACAAGGTACATGGGGAGATGTTTGGGCACACTAAAGGAGAGTAAATGGACAAATTAGTAACAGGAGAATGTGAAAACTGCGAATCATCATTCGAAATTGCTTATAACGAAAATCTAGTATCTGATGATACACCATCTTTTTGCCCATTTTGTGGCGAAGCAATTGAGGACATCCAAGAAGAATATATAGATGAGGATGAACTCAATGAAGATGATGATAAATGGGATTAAACTGGACTTATAATAACAAAGACTTTACAGAAGAAGATATTGGTGATAATTATGGATTCGTCTATCTTATCACCAATACTCTCACCAATAAAAAATACATTGGTAAGAAATTCTTTTATTCGGCTAGAACCAAAGTAATTAAAGGTAAAAAGAAGAGGTACAAAACTTCATCGGATTGGCAAACTTATTATGGATCTAACACAGAAATACAAAATGATGTTAAGATACATGGAGAGTCGGCTTTCAATCGTGAAATAATTCATCTATGTAAATCTAAAGGTGAATGTGGTTACCTGGAAGCCAAAGAGCAATTTGACAGAAGTGTGTTAGAATCAAATGACTATTACAATACATGGATAATGGTAAGGGTTCGAAAATCACACATTAAGGCATTTAATGAAAGAATACTTGCAGCCATTAAAGAATAAGAATTTTGATGGTATCAATTTTTACTTCAATGAAAAGGGTGATTTTGAAGTATCAGCATTCAACTACAAAAATCCTGGAGAAAAAGTAACTGGTTCTGTGGCCGGTGACATGTATGACATTATCATATTCCAACATGAACCACCAAAACTACCAGAGCGTTTTCAGGCAATCTTAATATCTCCACTACACTATATTTCCAGAATGATTGATGATGGATTCTTGGGGGTGGTTGCCAAGATGACAACAACCTCAGATAATTTTATGACAGACATTTTCGATCACATGACCGAGAGAGCTGCCATTTATATTAACGAATATGAGGAAAACCAAAATGATGAATAAACATGAATTGAAAGAAGTCCTGCAAAACGGTGTTGTTACTGTCGTATTTACCAAAGTTGACGGTAGCGAACGTTCTATGAAATGCACATTGTTGCCCGAATACATGCCTGCTGTTGCACAAGGACAACAACTATTGACCGAATCTACCAGAGTAGAAAATCCAAATACGCTATCTGTTTGGGATGTTGATTCTGGTGGCTGGCGTTCTTTCCGTATGGATTCCATCAAAAACGTTTTGAAATGAGACATTCATCTTTAAAAGATTATGAGAGAGCACTCTCTGGTGGTGAACCGTCATGGAAGAAACCAGAAATGACGATAACACGTGCTCTGAATTGGTACAACTACCATTCAGACACGAAAGAGAGCAAAAAATTCACCCTCTCATATCTGAAAGAAACAAATTCACCGAAAGAAGATATTGAGCTTCTGGAAAAAATCCCTGATTTATTTTTCCAGAACCTAGGCTTCGTTTGTCGTATGAAACTACGTGGTGCACCGCTTACCAAAGAAAACGAACAATGGATCGATTCGTTTATACTTAACCTAAAACTAAAACACAAAACCAAGCCTGTTGAGCCGGATCAACCTGTTGCTCCCGTCATTTCTATTCAGGAAAGAGTAGAGATTAAGTCAAAAGAATATATTGGTGATATTGAAGGTGCAATTGACGATTGTATTTTTGTCCGTGACTTCACTTTGATTGAACCTTATGAAATGATGTTGGGTATGGGTGTCAAAGGTGCTCATACACCACATATCATAAGATTCTTTGAGCGCCGCATTGAAGAAATCAATACTGCAATTACAGGAAAAGATTCCGATCTAAAGGAAGCATATTCACATTTCACAAAAACGGAACTGAAAGAGTATCTCAAACTATTGAATGCTATCATTACAGATTCCAACAAATTGGCACACAATGCCAAATTGACGAGAAAGCCACGCAAAACAAAAGCTAAACCTGTCGATAAAGTTATTTCAAAACTTCAATTCAAAAAGGAAGACAATGGGTTTAAGATTGTTTCTATTGATCCTACTAACATTGTGGGTGCTACTTCACTTTGGGTATTTAATACCAAGACCAGAAAACTTGGAATCTATGCATGTGACGATGCCAAGGGATTAAGTGTCAAAGGAACGACAATAACCAATTACAGCGAATCGGCATCCATTCAAAAGACAATCCGGAAACCGGAGGAAATCCTACCTAAGGTTTTGAGCGGTGGTAAGATTGTCCTAAAGAAACTGTTGTCGGAAATCAACGCCGTGGACCAACCATTGACAGGTCGAATCAATTCTGATATAATTCTTCTTCGTGTAATCAAATAAGGTAACTATGATTCTAATTGATTTGAACCAGGTTCTGTTAGCTGGTCTAATGGTGCAGATTGCTGGTCAAAAAAATGTCAAACTTGAGGAAGACCTAATCCGTCATATTGCACTTAACATCCTACGTGGTCATGTTAAACAATTCCGTGCAGAATACGGAGAAGTTGTGCTATGTTGCGATAACCGCAAATACTGGCGGAAAGATTTCTTTCCATTCTATAAGGCTCACCGCAAAAAAGCACGTGAAAAGTCTCCTTTGGATTGGAACATGATTTTCAACATCCTTGGAGCACTCAAGGAAGACATGAAGCAATATTTCCCATACAAAGTCATTGACGTTGAAGGTGCTGAAGCCGATGACATTATCGGTACGCTTGTGCCTGAGAAAATTCGTGATGGTAACATCCTGATTCTTTCCAGCGATGGCGACTTTCTACAGTTGCAACAATGGACCGATTATCTTGGTTGCGGTAACAAAGTTAAGCAATATAATCCAACACAAAAGAAGTATGTTGTTTCCAAAGACCCATTGGCTGACCTAAAAGAGAAAATTATCACTGGTGACTCCGGTGATGGTATTCCAAACATTCTATCTCCTGGTGATACGTTCGTTCGTGGTGTACGTCAAAAAGTATTGACTGAAAACCGGATGAGTAACTTCTTGTCAAAAGACTATGGTGATTATGAAGATGAAAATGCACGTATTGGATATGCACGTAATCAAACACTAATCGACCTACGTCAAATTCCAGGCGATATTAAAGAATCGATTATTACTACATACAATAATACGAAACCTGCTCCAAAAATGAAGTTAATGAATTACTTCATGGAGAAGAAACTTAAAAACCTAATGGAAGTTATTGAGGATTTTTGATGGCAAAAAATGTTTATGAAATTTTGGATGAGTTTGCGGCCGCAAGCACCAAGAAAGATAAAATGGATGTACTGGCTAAAAACTGGACACCCATGTTTGTGACAGTATTACAATTGGCATATCATCCAGATATTAAATGGTTGGTGAAAGATAAGCCAAAGAAGTATAAAACACCAGATACACTACCTGGCGTTTCATTCTCTAATTTGAATACTGAATTACGCAGACTTTATCTTTTCAGAGAGGGTGATCCGACCGCCGAAAAACTAAGTCCTGAAAAAAGAGAAGAACTTCTCTTGATTATGCTAGAATCATTGGAACCACGTGAAGCTGATGTTGTTCTGGGTATTTTCAAGAAAGATTTGGGTGTCAAAGGACTAACATACAAGTTTATCCGTGACAACACCAACGGTGTCGTGCCGTGAATAAAAAGCCAGCGGCTCAGACGTTTATTAAGTAAAATTGGAGTAAAAAGTAAGTGAGTAAATTTGTCGGTAAATTCCGTCATCGTGATTATTTTTTGGATGATGACGAAAACGAGGAATCTAAAATTTATATCAAAAGCAAAAAGCGAAAAAGCGAGAATGTTGAAATTAAGAGAATGAGAATGCAGGATGAGAGTTATGGCTATGACGACCGTAATTCTAAGAAACCTCGCAAATTCGCAAAGTTGTAAAAAAACAACAGTGACTTGACAACAGGTTGCTAAATGAGTATAATGAAGTATTCATGGAGCAATTATGTTGATTTATACTTCAATTCGGAAATCCAAGGCTAAGTTGCGCCCTAAAAAAGAGCGTGATGAGTATGAGGCTTGGTTGGCTAAGCACCAACCAAAGAAAACCATTAAACCTGTGGCGGAGACTTTCGTTTATAAATTGTCGGCTCCACCTGGACGTGAAACCAAACAATACAAATCTCTTAATACTGGTCTTGGTGTAGCCACTGCGGCTCCACGCAAGGTGTACACCGGTGACAAAATGATTGGCATTGCCACAATGCACAAATCAAATGCTGTACCTGTGTTTAACAGTATGGATGCTGTAGAAATTTCTAAAATGAGGCGATGATGAATATCAAGTTAAAAGTACCTAAACCTGTATGTCGTACACCGATAAAGCCGGTGGTACG